TTTAGTGAAAATACCTGTCTTAGTGCTTGAAGAAGCAGAGAAAGCAAAAGGTCCGTTCTTCTTATATCGTAAAAAAGATGGTGGTAAAATTGCCTCTGATGGTTTAGTTTCAATTACTGATATTTATGGAGATTATTAATGGTAGAAAAGTTTAATCCTACATCGGATTTTCCAAAACTTGATAGAACAAACGAAGCGTTAGGACCAGGTGGTGGTGAAGATTTGGATGTGGAAGAGGTAGGACAAGAGGTTGAATTAGATCAACCTAAAACAGAATCTAATGTAGAATTAGTACAAGATGGTTCTGCCGTTATCAATCCTGAAGAGCCACAAATACAAGCAACATTTAATTCTAATCTTGCAGAGTTTTTAGATGAGTCATATCTACAAGCTCTTGCTAATGATCTTAATGAAAAAGTAGACAACGATAAAGCAACAAGAGAAGACTGGGAACAGTCATACACAAAGGGTTTAGACCTTTTAGGTTTTAAGTATGAGGAGCGCACTAGACCATTTAGAGGTGCTGCTTCTGTAAACCATCCCATGTTAGCACAAGCTGTGACACAGTTTCAGGCTATGGCTTACGTAGAATTATTACCTGCTGATGGTCCTGTGCGCACACAAGTTGTCGGTGCAAATTCACCTCAAATACAATCTGCTGCAGAGCGTGTCAAAGATTACATGAACTATGAGATTACTCATGTCATGGAAGACTATAATCCTGAGATGGACACACTTCTGTTTCAACTACCTTTAGCAGGTAGTGCTTTTAAAAAAGTTTACTACGATGAAGTTTTAGGCAGAGCAACATCTAAGTTTATACCTGCAGAAGATGTGATCGTGCCTTATGGCTGTTCGGATTTAGATGATTGCGAAAGAATTACACAAGTTTTGAAGATGACAATGAATGACCTGCGTAAAAAACAGGTGTCCGGTTTTTATTTAGACATACCTTCTGTTGGATATGACGGAACAAATGGTTCTGATTTACAAGAAAAGAAAGATCAGATTGATGGAGAATCACCAGGTAATTATGCCATGGACGATATGGCAGAACTCTATGAGTTACATGTCGATTTAGACCTAGAGGGCTTTGAAGATATTAATCCTGTTGATGGAGAGCCAACCGGTATTAAATTACCATACATTGTCACAATAGATAAAAGCTCCAATGCAGTTTTATCTATATACAGAAATTACAATGCAAATGACCCACTAAGAAAAAAGAATGATTACTTCGTTCATTACAAATTTTTACCTGGTTTAGGTTTTTACGGCTTTGGTTTAATACATATGATTGGTGGTTTGACAAGAACCGCAACTTCTGCTTTACGTCAATTGTTAGATGCAGGAACATTATCTAACTTGCCAGCAGGTTTCAAATCACGTGGACTTAGAATACGTGATGACGATCAACCATTACAACCTGGTGAGTTTAGAGATGTTGATGCCCCCAACGGTATAATACGTGAAGCATTAATGCCACTGCCTTACAAAGGACCAGATGGCATTTTACTACAGCTTCTAAGCTTTTGTGTAGAAGCAGGTAAACAGTTTGCTGCAGTTGCAGATATGCAACTGTCAGAAATAGGTAAATCTCAAACACCTGTCGGCACAACCATGGCACTTATGGAACGTGGCACAAAAGTTATGTCAGCCATACACAAAAGATTACATTACGCACAGAAAAAAGAATTTGAATTATTAGCCAAAATTTTCAAAATGGTTTTACCACCAGTATATCCATACAACGTTGCTGGTGGACCAAGAGAAATCAAGCAGTTAGATTTTGATGACAATATAGATATTTTACCTGTTTCTGATCCAAACATTTTCTCTATGTCACAACGTGTGACTCTTGCACAAAATCAACTACAACTTGCACAAACAAATCCTCAAATGCATAACATGTATGAAGCATACAGAAGAATGTACACAGCTTTAGGTGTGAAAGATGTAGATAAAATATTACCTGTGCCTCAACCACCACAACCTATGGACCCAGCTATGGAACATAGTGTTGTAATTATGGGCAGACCATTACAAGCTTTTCCACAACAAAACCATGAACAACACATAAAATCACACAGAACTTTTATGAGTTCTAAAATGATTGCAAATAATCCTATGATTGTCATGTCGTTGATATCTCACATCAATATGCACGTGTCTTTACTAGCGACACAAACAGTTGATAAAGCATTAGTGGAGGAAGCAGAAAAACTAAGAGCACAATTTGGTGATCAAGTGCCACCAGAAGAGGTTGCTAAGCTACAAATGCAAAGAGATAATCTAATTAATCAAGAAATTATTAAAATTACAGAAACTATGGTAACAGAAGGCAATGATGCCATGGAAGATATGCAAGTTGACCCATTAGTTTTACTAAAACAACAAGAATTACAGCTAAGACAGTCTGAAATGGAGATGAATAATGCTCTAAAAACACAAAATCAAGACCTAAAACAGGATCAATTTGAGTACAAACAAGAATTAGACGATAAAAAAATTCAACAAAGCTACGATATTGCAGATTTACGTGCAAATGTAGCTAGAGAGAGGGCAAATGCCACTAAACAAGAAGGGTAAAAAGATAAAAAAAGCCATGGCAAAGACATATGGCAAGAAAGAAGGTGCAAAA